TAATTATGGCAAGTAAAATTAAAGTAGATAATATAACAGATCAAGACGATAACGCAGTTATCTCTAGATGTGGTTCAACACATACAGTAACTGCTGAGGTTTATAAAGCAGATACTATTAAAGATACAAGTAATAATACTTATATTGCTAAATGTGGTTCTACTGTAACTATTGGTGGATCTGGTCAAACATTAGCTTTAGCAGCAGGAACAACAAATGAATTAGGTGGTGGAGGTGTTGATTGGCAAACTACACCAAAGACTGCTAATTTTAATGCGTCTGCGGGAGAAGGATATTTTGTAGATACATCATCAAATACAGTAACTGTTACTTTACCTACAGGGGTCGCAGGAGAATCAGTGACTGTTTTAGATTATGTATCAAATGCAAATACAAACGCTATTATTTTAACTCCTCAGTCAGGAGAAAAAATCGAAGGAGGAACTTCTGGACAAGGTGTTACTGCAAATAGACAAGCAACAACATTAACTTATTCAGGTGCTACTCAAGGTTGGTTAGTCTCTAGTTCTGGAGATTCAGGACCGATAGTAACTCCAACAATTACATTTACTACTGCTTCAGGATCTTTAGGAAATATTTCAGGTTCACAAAGATCAGACCCAAATGGAAATCTTTCTCCTGTGACAGGAACAGCTTCATTTGGTACTGTTAGTTATTCAATTCAATCAGGTAGTTTACCTGCAGGTTTAACTCTTAATTCTACAACAGGTGCTTTTGTTGGAACTGCAACTGAAGTGGGATCAGATACAACTTCAAATTTTACAGTTAGAATTACAATAGCAGAAACAGGGACAACATCAGATAGGTCTTTTTCTATTATAGTTGGTCAAGATAGAGAATATATTACTGCATCAGGTGGATCAGTTGCAACTGTAGGAGATTTTAAAATTCATACATTTACAGGTCCAGGAACTTTTACAGTATGTACAGTAGGTAATTCAGCAGGATCAAACACTGTAGATTACATGGTTGTTGCTGGAGGAGGCGGTGGACATACTTCAGGGCCTGGAGGAGCTGGAGGTGCAGGTGGAGCTGGAGGATTTAGAACATCTTCTGGTGCAGCATCAGGTTGTTATTCTACATCTCCTTTAGGTTCAGGTGTTTCAGCACTTCCTGTTTCTGCTCAAGGATATCCAATAACAGTTGGTGGAGGTGGTAACGGAGCTCCTATACAAAACTCCTCAGCGAATCCTGGAAGTAATTCATCATTTAGTACAATTACTTCTACAGGAGGTGGACGTGGATCAGGTCACCCTGGATCAGGTCAGCAAGGACAAGGTGCACCAGGTGGTTCAGGTGGTGGTGGCGGAAATGATGGACCAAATTCAGGTGGTGGTGGAAATGGAAATAGTCCACCTGTATCTCCTCCCCAAGGAAAAGATGGTGGAGGAAAAAGTGGTCCTACTACTGGAGGTGGGGGTGGTGGTGCTGGAAGTGCTGGTGGATCAAATACGGCTGGATCTGGAACTCCATCAAGTATAACCAATTCAAATGTTACATATTCAGAAGGGGGTACTGGTTGTCCAAGTCCAGCAGCATCAGGACCTGCCAATTCAGGTGATGGTGGAGGTGGAAGAAATGGTCAATCTAGTTCTGGAGGCTCAGGTGGCTCTGGTATAGTAGTAATAAGGTATAAATTTCAAAATTAGATAAATTATGAGTGAAGTAAAAGTAAATAAAATTAGTCCAAGAACAAATTGTGGAACTGTCACTGTTGGTGATTCTGGTGATTCAGTATCGGTAACAGCAGGTGTTCCAGTAACAGTTAATGGTGATTTAAAATCAAATGCATTAAAGGCAACTGATGGTGGAAGTATAATTTCACAATCAGGAACTACAATAACTTTGGGTGCTTCTGGTGATACAGTATCACTTGCAAGCGGAGCAAGTCAATTAGGTTTTGGTAGAACGGGGACAGTTGATTGGCAGACAACTGTTAAGACAGGAGATTTTACAGCAGTATCTGGCGAAGGTTATTTTGTAAATACAACTTCAGGAGCAATCACAGTAACACTACCAGCATCACCTTCCGTTGGAGATATTGTAGCTGTATCAGATTATGCACAAACTGCAGAAACTAACAATATTACATTAAATAGAAATAGCTCTAATATAGAGGGAAGCGCCTCTAATTTAACAATTGAAAATGATGGTCTTGCAATGACTCTTGTTTACGTGGATTCAACAAAAGGTTGGAAAGTAGTAAATACTGGACTAGAAAGTGACAAATTACCTGGACCCTCTTTTATTACAGCGACAGGTGGAACAATTACTTGTTGTGGTGATTATAAAATTCATACATTCACAGGACCTGGTACTTTTACAGTAACATGTGCTGGTAATTCTGCAGGTTCTAGCACAGTAGATTATTTAGTTGTAGCAGGTGGTGGTGGAGGTGGAGCAAAAACTGGTTGGGGATTAGCAGGTGGTGGTGCAGGTGGTTACAGAGAATCATCAGGAGCAGCATCAGGAAGTTATTCAGCTTCTCCTTTGGGATCTGGTGTAAGTGCTTTACCTGTGTCAGCACAAGGTTATTCAATTACAGTTGGAGCAGGTGGAGCTGGAGGTACAAATAATAGTTGTTCAAATTGTGCAGGTGGTATTTCAAGTGGAGCAAATTCTATTTTTTCAAGTATTACTTCAACAGGAGGAGGAAAAGGTGGTAATGTTTTTACTCCTTCAGACAGATTTGGTTCTCCAGGCGGTTCTGGTGGTGGAGGTGGAGCATGTGGCCCTGGAACTCCAGGTAATGCTGCAGGTGGATCAGGTAATACACCTCCTGTAAGTCCTCCACAAGGAAATAATGGTGGAAGTGGTGGAGATGGTAGTGCAGCTTTTACTGCTGGTGGTGGAGGAGGTGGTGCTGGAGCAGCTGGACCATCCGCTAGTGCATTTGGAAGTCCTAGTGCTAATGCAGATGCTGGAAATGGTGGTAATGGTGCATCAAGTTCAATAACAGGATCTTCAGTTGCCAGAGCTGGTGGTGGTGCAGGTTCCACAAATGGAAGCACAGCTTCCTCTGAGTTTGGTACTGGTGGAACAGGAGGCGGAGGAGACGGTCGTGCTTTTAATAGTCCTAATGTTGGACCTAGTTCTCAAGCAGGAACTGCTAATACAGGTGGTGGAGGTGGTGCTGGTGGAGGACCTTTACCTGGTGGACCTAATGGTGGAAACGGGGGATCTGGTATAGTTATAATAAGGTATAGATATCAATAGTTGAATGAATAAAATTTATAATATATAATAGGAGATAATTATGGCACATTTTGCAAAACTAGGAGCTAACGGAAAAGTTATTCAAGTATTAACACTTGATAATAAAGATATGTTAAATGCTGATGGTGTTGAAGATGAATCAGTAGGTCAACAATATTTAGAAACACATAATAATTGGCCTGCACAAATGTGGATTCAGACTTCATATAATACAGCAGGGGGCGTTCACAAAGATGGTGGTACACCTTTTAGAGGAAATTACGCAGGTATAGGTTATACTTGGGACGAAGATGATCAAATCTTTTGGCCTAAAAAACCATATGCATCTTGGGTAAAACATAATGAATCAGCTTCTTGGAAATCACCAATAGGTGATGCACCTGATTTAACAGCTGAACAAACTTCACAAAACGAAGCTGGTACTCACGAATGGCATTACGTCTGGAATGAATCTAATACAACTTGGGATTTGACAAACTCTAAAGCATAATTTATATACGGTGGTGGTATGCAAAAGAAAGTTTTAAGCGAACAAAGTTTATTCTTTGGTAATATTAATATGCCGAAAGGTTTTGAGATAGACCAAGAAAAATTAACAAACGATATTTTACAGTCATCATTTACTAATAAACAATTTATATTTTCCAAAACTTGGGATATGTTAAATACTTATATGCGAGATCATATCGGTCTTGAATATAGTATTAATTTAGTTAATAAAGATTCTTGGGGTGATACTTATAAACCTAGTCAAGTATCTAAACCTTTATTAAATATTGATCCAGTAGATCTTCGAAACTCACCTGACTTTACAATGCTTTACGGAGTTAAAGTTGACAAGTGTTGGGTAAGAATACATTTTGATGACAATAGACGTAAGGGTAGAAGTTGGGATATAGAACTTAAAACAAATATGTTTGTTATGTTTCCATCTACTAATATGTATATTATATCAAATAATCAGAAAGATAGTTTAAATTTTGTACAAACTATAACTTATGAATATATCTAATTATTATTGGTATTTTCCAGCAGCCCTGACACCAAAGTTTTGCGATGATGTAATAGCTTATGCAAATTCGCAAGAAGAAGTTATGGCTAGAACAGGTGGTTATGGTGATAGAGAATTAAAAAAAGAAGAAGTGAAAGATTTAAAAAGAAAAAGAAACTCTGATTTAGTATGGTTAAATGATACTTGGATATATAAAGAATTACACCCATACGTTCACGAAGCAAATGCAAAAGCTGGTTGGAACTTTGATTGGGAAAGAAGTGAGTCTTGTCAGTTTACAAAATACAAACATAATCAATATTATGATTGGCACTGTGATAGTTGGGATAAAGCTTACGACAGGAAAAATGTAAACGACCCAGAACACGGAAGAATTCGAAAACTATCTATGACTTGTCAATTAACGGATGGTTCGGAATACAAAGGTGGTGAGTTAGAATTTGATTTTAGAAACTATGATCCGCATATGAGAGATGAGGCTAAACATTTAAGAAAAGCAAAAGAAATATTACCCAAAGGTTCTATTATTGTGTTTCCTTCTTTTGTTTGGCATAGAGTTAAACCCGTAACATCAGGCACAAGATATAGTCTTGTTGTTTGGCA